CCACGCCTTACCCGCCCGATCGAGCGCGTCCTGCATTGCCTCGAGGGATTCCACTTGGCCGGCAGTCGCGACGCTATGCGCGCGCGCGGCCTCGGCCGAGTTAAACGTCCCTTCGGCCAAAAATCCCATAACCTCGAGCATTCGCGGGCCGGCGCGTTGCCCGAACGCGTCGGCGGCAAAATTGAGCCGCTGGTTTTGGTCGGTTACCTCCCCGAGCGCGCGGGCAAATTCAATCAGAAGCGCGTCGATCGTTTTCACCGCACCCTGCGAGTCGACCAGCTCAATCTTCAATTTTTCTAGCGTGTTCTTAAATTCGCTGGGACCGGCTGAGGCCACTTCGCCCACGTTAACGCCAAATTTTGCGATCGCTTTATTTAGTTGCTCGGTTTCAATCCCGGCCGCCTTGGACTCGATTTGGAGCACTTGGAGCGCTTCAATCCCGATCCCTACCCGCTTGGATGTTTTGGCGAGTTCGTCCCCGAGCGCGATCGTTTCGCGCCCAAGGTTGAAAATAGCCCGCGCGCCCAGGGCACCGCCGGCGAGCGCGCCGAGTTTCGAGAGAGCTCCGCCCATAACGCCGGCCGATTTCGCGGTCCCGCGCATCGACTTGGAAAGCCGGGTATTCGCTTTGCGCGATTTCTCGAGCTGCTTGTTAAAGCGGTCAGTTTCCGCCGCCAAGACTACGCGTAGTTTGCCTACGTCAGTTGCGGGCATTTTTGTCGATTTCCTTTTTCAGGGCTTTCCACAAACCGGCGCGGATCGCTTTCAGGGCCTTACTCGACTCTGTTCGGAAGGCCTCGCGCAAAAAGTGCCGCCGAGGCATTCGGCGCGGACCCGCGCGGCCCACCTCGAAAAACTGGCCATAGAAAGCCGCGCGGCGGGGGCCGACGTGTATGGTTGGGCGCGGGGCGCGTTTGGCTGAAACCGTGCGGGAGATGATTCCGCGCTTTAGAAAGCCGGGCTGTCGCAAGCCGTGCTTGTCTCCGATGAATTTCGCAGCGGCGCCGGCCACGCCGCCCGAGCGCACCGGCACGTTGGATTTAGCCGCGCGCTTATACACCAGCGCCCCGGCGCGCAGGCCCGCGATCATTGCGCGGCGTTGCACCTTGAGCGGTAGGGTTTTCAGTTGCGTATCCAGGGCCTCGAGGCCCGATAGTTTAACCGTCGCTAGCGCGGGCATGGGCGTCCTCCACGGCGCGCAGCCGATCGAGCAGCCAAAAGAAATCCCGAGGGCCGGGCGCCATCCCGGCCGCCTCGAACCACGCCGCCACGTTGGCCAGGTCCGCCTCGGCGCCCAGGTCGGTCCTCGCTTGGGCCACAATGGCCAGGTGAGGCGGGAGCGTCGGGCGCTCCTCGAGGGTCCGCACCCGCCGGCCCTTTTTCTGGGCGGCGATCATGTGCGGCAAGCCCGCGCGGTTTTTGGTTTCCCACTCCACTACCTCGAGGATTTTTTTTTATCCGCATCAAGCCGAAAGGCGTCGGGCGAGGTCGCCAGTTGGTTCACCGCCTCGAGGGTTTCGGGGGATGCGGTGAATAGTTCAAGCGCGGCCTCGGCCGAATAGGGGGCCTCTGCGCCCTTCGGATCGGTGAACCCTTCCCAGCGCGACACCATCAGCTCGGCCGAGACTTGGCGGTATATTCGATAGTCGCGCTCGCGCGGGTCCAGGCCCTCGAGTTCGGGCGCCATCCGTTCGGCAATGCCCGAAGCCTTCCAAGCCGCCTCTCGGTTGACGCCGCCCCCTTGGCGAACATAAATCACGCGCCCCGCGCCCAGGTCCAGCGGCACGCCACCGAGTGCTTTCTCTTCGTCGGTCGCCAGATCGTCGACGTTTCCGAGCAGGCCCATTATCCCTGGACCGCCGTGAACGTGAGAACGGTTGCTGTATCCACCAGAGCGATCGCTTCCACCTCGTAGACTACATCGGTATTGGTGGTCGGCGTTACCGCAGTTACTTGCTGAAACTTGACCCTCGGAAAGTTGAGCGTCAGAACATTCGCCGCCGAGTCGGTGAGCGTGACGTTGAGGTCGGGTTGATTGTTGGTCAGCGTGTTCGCCAGCTCGGCGTCCTTGATTTCGTTGTCTTCAAAAAGCGACGTGAACGTGATTCCCACGGCCAGCTTTCCGAGCACCACGTCGGAGGCGTCGGTGCCGATTTCGTCGATTTCGCGGTTTTGCGAGTCGATGTTGATTGACATGGCGGTCAGTTCCGAGTTCGCGAGCGCGGTTTGCAGGGTCGCATTGCCGGCGGTCCACGTTAGGCCCACGTCCGAGCCCGTCATGGGCAGGGCGTCGGCCGGCGCCGATGCTGCATAGGTGGCGCCCGGGATTTCGGCGTCTGCGTTCACGGCGGCATCCTCGGCCGTTGTGATCGACCCACCGATGACGCCGAATGTCATGGTGAGCGGATCGTTTGGAGCAAACGAAAATGCCACGCTCGAGAACGAGAGCCCCGTATAGCGTTGGTAGGATTGCCGGCTGGCGCTGTTTTGAATGGTGCGCTCGAGGGTGAACGTCTCGCGAACATTTCCCTGAATCGTCGCGCCCGCCGCGCCCGGGCTCGGCCACGTCACCGTTTGACCGAGGACCGCCAGAATGCACTCGATATACGCGGAATCATAGACCGCATAGGCTTCAACGGTTCCGCCCACGTCGGCGCCGGCCTTAATGGTGTCCGACACGCCGCGCGCGGGGTCCAGCTCGCCCGAGTCGACGTTGTTATTCGTCGAGGTCACCGACTCCGAAAGAAGTCGCAGGGTTTCAAAAGCCGGGGTTGCCGGCGTGGTTCCTGCGGTTGCTTCGCTCACGATCGCGATTCGATTCAGGTCTGAGAGTGTCGCCATTTCCTATTACCTCCAAAAATCAAACGTGGTCCCGGGAATAATCCACGGTCAGGTCGAGCCGAAACCACTCCCCCTCGAGGCCCGCCGGCTCGGCGTCCTGGGGTGGGGTGATTGAGCGCACCTCGATACCGGCGGCGCGAAAGTGCGGGCGGATCAGCGGCGTAGCGGTTTCCACGAGGGCCATTAGCGCAGCGTCCCCTATGCCAGAGCGCCCGAGACACGCCACCACCACGCGCCCGTCTTCGCGCAAATAGCCGCCGGTGCCGATCCCTACCGGGTCGTCTGAGTCGCCTTGAAAAATCAGAGTGCACCACGAGTCGGGTAGGGTGGCCGCGCGCGGCGCATCGCTCACCGTGTCGAAGTAGGGCAGGCCCGCCGGCCAGCCGCCCACGTTGGGAAGGCTGCGCGCGGTGGTGCGAACGGCTGAGCTGCTCACCCTGTCACCTCGCACCGCACAAATTCGGGGCCGCGGCCGGCGTAGACGATCGCCACGTTATGCGCGGAAAATTGCTGCACCTCTGCGGGGTAGATTAAAATGGATTGATTGAGCAGGCCCGCGCTCGTACTCGAGAGTTGAATCGTGCCCGCGCCGGCGGGGTTGATGGCGAGTACCGTTCCGCTCTGCCAGGACGCCGCCGTGGCGTTGTACGCGGTCCAGCGCGCACCCACCGCAAAAGACACGGCGCCGGTGGCGTCGACCCCGGCTAGCTTGATTTCGTCGGCGCCTACTTCGGCGGCCACCAGCTCGGAAAGCGCAGCCGGGCCGGGATCGGTCACGCCGTCAAACTTGGTCGGCGTGGTGACGCCGGCGGCCAGGAAATCGGACCACGGCCCTGTAAAAATATTTTGCTGTTCGTCCAGGCCGCCCACCAGCTCGGCGGCGCTAGGGCGCGTCAGCGTCCCATTCAAGACGAAAGCATTCCCCCCGCGCGGCTCATAAATGAGCGGCCTCGAGGTTTTGCGCCAGGCGCTCACGGCGTCACCCGTGAATATTCGTCTGAGCTGGCCGCGCTCGGGTCGGTGTAGGGGTCGAGGGCTGAGAGTGGCGCGCCCGCCATGTAGTTCGGCAAATCGCCCGGGGTGCCACCAATCCCTGCGAGGGTCGCGTAGCTAACGCTCGAGCCATCGGGGTTTTTGACCGCTGAGATCTGAGCCCCCCCGGGCTCAAGACCGCGATTGGAACCCCAGGCGCGCCACTTCGATTCGATCATCAGGAAGCACCATTCCTGTATCGGCGCCGGGATTGTGGCGTAGCCGGCGGTATAGGTCACCTCTAGCTTATCGGTGGCCTGCCAGTCCATCGCGTCACCGTCTGGCCGCCAAAGCCTGCCGCGGCGGGCGTCGATGCGGAGGCTCGCCGGCGTGATTGTCGTCCCGTCTGCGGTCACAAGGTCAATCGAGATTATCGGATATTCGCGCGTGGTCACTTTGCGCGGCGCCCACCACGTTTCGACAAACTGGGCCGAGTTGAACCACCGGCCACAATAATCGCGCGCGGTTTCGTCGGCGAGCGAAATCATGCGACTTAGGAAAACGTCCTGCTCGGCCGAGGCGTTCGCAATACCGAGCGCGGTTTTCACTTCGGCCAGACTAACTAGGCTCACGGCGCCCCCCCTTCCGCGCGGGCTTCGGCGGCGGCGAGGTCTCGAGCCAGGCCGCCGGCTTCGACCGCGTGCGCGATTCGCTGGGCCGAAAGCTCGGCCTCGAGTTCCAAAATGCGTTCGGCGGAAGCGTCGTCGTCGACGGGCGGCGGCTCGGGGGCCGGCGCCGGCGGATCGTTTGCGGTCGGGGCCTCGGCGCGCGTTTCGACGCTTTCCATCTGGCTTTGAAGGAAAACGCGGTCGCCCCCCTCTACGGCGGGTAGCTTCTCGAACGCCCGGGCCTCATTGGGTGAGAGGATTCCGCCTTGGATGCCGTCGCGGTAACTCTTCATGCGCAGATCAAAATTGCTCTGCATTAGGCCGCGTTCCACGTCAAATTCGATCGACTCGCCAGCGGGCAAGCCGAAAAGCTTATCGAGTACCGCTTCGGTGGCCTCGATCCAGCTCGCGAGCGTCGAAACGTAAAACTGCCGCGCCATCGTTTCGACATTGCTAAATGTCGCGTTCTCCATGCGGTTTATCATATAGAGCGGGACGCGGAAAATGGAAGCGATGGTATCGGTGGAAAGGTTGTAGCTCGCGATCATTTCCGCATCGCGCGCGGTAATGGAAAGCGGAGTCCACGACATCCCCGAATCCAGGACGGCCGTTTTGCCCGCGTTGTCCGAGCTGTTCGCATTTTGCCATTGGTCGCGGAGCCGGCGCGCGGCCTCGATCGAGAGCGGCCGATCGGTGGAGAGAATGCCCGAGGGTTGCGCTTTGTTCCCCCAAAACGCCACGGCTTGGCGTTGGATTTGTTCCGCGTGAGCCATCGAATAGCTAGCCGCCTCGAGGGGTGAGATACCGAGCAAAGGGTCGGCGCCCGTAAAAAGTTTCAGGTGGGCCATATCGCGCGCGGGGATCACGCGGCCGATTTGCGGGGCCACGCGCGGCGCCGCGACATCGTAAAAAACGGCGCCCGACTCGGGGTCCACTTGAGCGGCGGCGCCCGTGGACGCGATGGGATGCAAGGCCACTATGCGTCCCACCGCGTCGCGCTCGGCCACCGCGTAGGCGTTGCCCGAAAGACAACAGGCCGAAATATAGTTGAGCCAGAAATCGCTCGGGGTTTGGTAGTGGTTAATCCTCCGCATAACGCGCGCGGCCGGCGAGCCCTTCACCTTGACGCGACCACCGTCTGGCGTATCCCGCCAATGATGCACCTTGAGGCGTGCGACTTCTTGGGCGATCACCGCGACGCACGCGTAAACCGCGCTGGAGGTGAGTGCGGTTTTCTTGGTCGCCGGCGTGGTGCCGAGTTGCCACCAGTTGTTGCGGTAGCCGCCATCGGCCGGGAAAAGGACAGAGGTTCCCGGGGTCGCTCGAGCGACCGGCGATCGCAAACCCAGCCGCTCGAGCAATCCCATTTTCTACGCCTTTTTCTTGGCCGCTTTTTTCTTGGCCTTGGCCGCCTTGGCGGGCTTTTCCCCGTCCCCGTCGATCGCTTCGGCTATCCCCAGGTCGATCAGCCGTTTGCACAGCGCCGGGAACATGTCCAGCTCCGCTCCCTTCGAGTAGCGGAGGGGAACATCCTTAATTACGCGGACCCTCATAAGATCAATCCCAGTCCACGGCGGTCAGCTCATAGCTGGCCGCTTGGTGTCGCTTCACGAAATCCACATCCCAAACGAGGCGACAACCGATCTGCCGAGTCTGGAAAAAACTCGTAACCGGGTCGACCGCCCCCCCACCGGGGCCGAGGTCGGCCACCGGCACGTTACTCGCGTTGATAGTTGCGTCCGAGCTGGTCGAGATCTGCGGGCCGCCTTTGCGGCCCATGATTATTTGATTTTCGGCGACCAGGCCGACATTGGTCGCGGTTTGATTGTTCGACACAACGACTCTATGCCCCGAGAACGTCCCGCGGCCCAACTCCTCTCGGAATGCATACTGGCCCACGCCGTCGCGAACGTGTTTGAGCATGTTGTACTCGCTGCTGTTCATAATCCAAACCAGCGAGCCGGGGATGTTCGCCGCCGACAGCGACTGTTCGGCGACCAGAGTGTCAGCCGTGATTCGGTCGAGTACCGCGGGCACCACGCCCACGGCGGCGCCGGCCGAGGTTCCGCCGCCGGTGTAGATTCCGCCGGGATCGGTAACGGACCGCGCAGTCTGCGAGAGTGCGCCGGCGTCGATCGTGGTGGCCGTTCCCTGGATCATATCGTCCCGAACCAGGGTCAGGGCGTCGGGCGCGCTCGAGTTCGCGAGCTGCTCTGTGATGGCCACAATGATGCCCAAATGACGCGGGGCCATTGTGATCTGGCCCGTGGCGAGAATGCCCACCGGGATCGCTGCACCCTCGCCGATGTAGCCACCGGCCACGCCGCCCGTTTGCCTCGGAATCGTAATCGA